CCTAAGGGTTTTTAATCAGATTCTTCTTCTTCGTACGATTCCGAGTCCATCGAATCGTCGTGAGAATTATTATCATCATTAGTACTAGTTTGCGCATCGCTATTGAACCAACTTATTGTGTTCATATCGATTTCTCGCTTACTTTTGTACTGCTCAGCTTCTTTGTACATTACTGAGTCAACATCCGATGATATAACAACATTTGATATGCGGTTTCTACCATCTGAAGATTCCGTAATGTTAGCAATGAATGTTACACCGGAACGATGAATGGCGATACGATTATCACCATGCTTCGTGAACTCCATACTCGGACCTTCGATGATTACATCAACGATTCGTTTCATAAGTTCTTCAACTACTGATCCTGATTCGTCAATAGTATCATCCATAAGACTTTTATGACGACCATGCTCAAAGAACGAGGTCAAGTCTTCTGGTGTAATGCCTTTCGCTACAAGCATAGGGCTAGTAAGCTCAAGCAAAGCCTGTTGCTGATCGGCGTCTAGAACTGACCATTGCTCGAGCGTTATCAGCTCGGCAATTGATTCAGCTAGTTCGCTTCGCTCATCGAGCGACAAGTCAGCCATTATACTTTGCTCGCAGCAATAGCAATAGCCTTATCAACTACAGATAAGAAAGATTCATCACTTAACTTATCAATCATATCGATAACTTTAGTAGTAACATCTTCATCCACGACACCAATCTTATGCGCGATTAGTCTAAACGTTGCTAAACCTGAATGCATCATGAACTCTTTCAATTCAAGAGTTGTACGATTTGCACTGAGACCGTTTATATCACGCGAGCGTATGCCCGATTTCATATAAGCCGCGCCCAATGATTTAATTAAATCAGCAAGACGACGATTAGCATGTAATTTACTATTACCAGGCAGCATATTGAAACCCTGACACGCTATTAGCACAGCTTCTATTTCTTGCTCGAGTGAAACGTGACTAACGATTGACGAAACAAATAAATTACGCTGATTCGATAATATTGGTAGCAAATCAATTGGCGCGGACACAGTTTTGCGCTCACCATTAGGACCTGTACCAATGCGCTGCTTATACGAGAACATTGGTATATCACCACGTCCAAGAGCAGCGCGACGATCGTTTGGTTTAGCAGGCAATTCTTCTATCTCAAATTGCTTGATTTCTTCACCGCGTATATAAAACTCCTTATCAACTAGTCGAGCTAAATCGATAGTAGGATTTTTGACAGTAAAAGCACCCGATGCAACAATGTTAGGCAAACGAGGCATAATTAACAAATCAATAGGATTATAAGTGTCAATCTCAGTCGCTGATGACTCTGCAGTTCTACTAATCTGTGCAATAGCCTGACGGAATGGGTATCCTGCTTCAGCTGCACGATGGAAACGCAATTTATCACCTGGATTGAATGTGATTGAGTGTGCGTACGCACAAGCAGATAAGTACATCAAGTAAGGTAATTCGCTTTCACGATCATTAGGATTAGGATCACTGAAATCGATTGATGATGCTAACTCCATCTGATGCATGTTTGAGATTAAAGCAACCGGTGCACCTGGAACTAACGATAAGTAACCACCCATGTCTATTGGTTGTACGTTCTCATCTCCGAGTCCTTCTATCACAATAGACGCTTCTTCTTTTGATAAGTTAGCGAATATCTCAGTTATTGAAGACAATACGGGCTTAACAGGTACCTGGGGCAAATTAATCGTGCCACAGTGCGTTGTTAAAGCTGCAGTCTTAAGGCTAGAGCTCACTCCAGTTGGTAAAGCATAACCCGTGTACACATCTAATGTGTCAGCGCGCTGATGATCCATTGTGATAACCAAAGCATTAACCATGTTTGGATCATCAAGTGCCTCGATCTGCTCGATGTTGAAAGTTTTTGCAAATGACGTAACTGGCACGAAGTTTACGTACTCGTTAATAACATCCATTGCAGCATTCAGCATAGTAGTGAATCCAGCCGAGCTTTCTTGATCAACAGCAGCCTGACGTAATATCGCATCATCATTCTCACCGCTTATCAGAACTCGTGATGCCTCAACCAAGCTTCGGACCGCACGTTGCGAAGCATGAGCCCATGTTTTCATATTAGGGTTTTTATCTTCGCCCAAAGTCAGATTGTGGAATGTGATGTTAGTACGAAGCGTTGTAAAAGCAGGATGATCAACCCAACCATGAGGGAATGTAGTACGACCCTGAATTCCATCTCCAATGAGTTGGAAGCCCGCTGCTACTTTTTCATGCATCTCAGCCATTAGCTTGAAATCGCGCATGAAGTTAGTACAAGCATCATTCACAAAACGCACAATATTTACCAAACCAACAAACTTCTGGTTCTCTCCTTTCAGTACTTCATTTCGCAACGAGCTGTCGAATTTTAACACAGCGAATGGTGACTTTTGGACAGCACGCAGATGAAGCGCGGCAGTAAACGGATCACTTAACTGATTCTCAACGGCTATAGAAGGAAAGAACGCAACTACCGAATCATAATTCACGTAGAAATCAAGCTCTTCGAAAATCGAAGCAAACAATGAGGTTGCGATATCTTGAGCAAGTGGATCAAGCGTACCAACAAGGTTCTTAGCCATCTCGCGACAATGTTCACGATTGATGGTTAATGTATCTTTCGCAATACGCGCAGAAGCTGATGATGATACACCAATAACCGGGGCGATAGCTCTCGACACAGCATCAAACGATTTCATTCGTTGAGCTAGTTGTTGTTGATCAGAGAAATCACAAGCTGCTGATGCTATAGCACGAGCCTGAGACATACTCTTACCAGCAACACCAAGAGCAATCATGATGTAACCATTACGGCTCATTTCATGATCAAGATCAAGATCTTCGATCAACGATTCTTTAGGAATAGCAACAGTTGCATCTTTTGTGTTATTCTCACTGATAACGTTGATATCAGAGTTAGCTCTAAGTAGGCTAGATAGAGTGTTTATTTTATTTGTCATAATTTATCCGTTTATATTGAGTTAATTGATTAATTGAATTTGGTTTAAAGCGTTCTTAGTACTTCGTTGCTAAGAATACCACTAGTTTGAGACATTACGCGATCAAGAGCAGATATCTCAATTTTTGTCATTGATGTGAACGGCAAGAACGCATCAACTGTATAGTCATCACGATTGAAATAGCGATCTGAGACTCTCATTGTTACCTTAAGACCGGAGTTATCACCTTTCTTCTTAGCTCTTGTAAGTATCATGCTCATTGATACAGAACTTGTTAAATCGTCGTATATACCTTCGATCACTTCTTCTTTCTTTGATGAAGGATTGAAAATACCATAACATATTACTTCATAATAGTCACAGATGCGTTGAAACTGAGTCATTACGCCAGGTAGACGACGTGATAAACCGCCTGTTCTAAGGCTTCCTGACATGTTATTTAACGATTCACGAAATGAATCAATAACAAGTACTTTTGCACCCGACACTATTCCGAAGAACAAAGACATAAGATTCTCTGACTCTGGACCTGATTTTGGCGATTCAGCTTCACCCATCCAGCCTACGGATAATGACTTCTCGTCTAGACCACGAGCATCAAGGCTGTGAGCGGATAGAACTCGTGCTAATAAAGATTTACCGCCGTTCTTACCGGATACAAATCCTTTAAAACCGTAGTAGTCTTTAATTTTCGCACCAGATCCCATCATCAAATCCTCGTCGAATTCCATGACTTTAGATTCTTGACTTTCGAGCGTAACATCACTGCCATTTGGAAAGAAATCATCGTCCAATATCTCACCATTGTAATAGAAACGAGCAAGTTTGGATGTTATTGTTGCTATTGTTATAGCTTTACGACCTTTGGTACTAGTTAGGGTAAACGCCGAACCGTTACCTTTGTCGTCCTCTAACTTAACAACCATTGACATAGCAACGCTCGCTGCTTTATCTAAATCAAAAGTTTGAGTAATCGCACTTTTATCGATATCGTCAGCAAGTTCTAGAACTGTGCGTTTAACTACGCTAACAAAACGTGCAGTCTCTTTAGCCTTAGACTTGTGTAGTGACGGTTTAAGTAGTGATTCATTCATTGGTAGCCCTCCTAAGGAGCTCTTGGCTATTTGATAGGATGTATTTCCCATTATCGTCGCCAAGTTGTGGTTTAAGTGAGGGATGAAGTGATTCATCCATAAATTGCATTCTTCTAAGCATCCAGGCTGCGTCATCCGACTTTATTGTCGCATTAAAAAGCTTGAATATCTCTGGATCAACATCAGATTTCTTGATCTTATGATGTATTGAATCTTGATCTAGAATGTATGTTCTAGTAGCAAGATTATACCTCGCAAGATCCAATTCACCAGAATTGTTTACTGCATTATCGATATCTTTATAAGCAGTTTGTCTAAACAAATTCTCAAGAGTGTCACCAAAGTGTTTTCTTGATATTTCATCCAAAATCATAAGGATTTTGGGGCCCGCTGGACACAAAGTAGCCAGCATACTAAGCCTTTTAGATTACCAGCTGAACTCATTGGCCTATGTTTAGAATGAACGCTTCTTTCGTTGATGATTAACTTCTCAACTAAAGTAACGGCATCGGGGATTACCTTCAAAGGCGCACCAACATGCGATTGATAAATAACTTTACCAATCATCTTTCTACCCTCGTCTCGTTCCCAGATAGCAAACTTGAAAGCCTCAACCGCTTCACACCATTTGTTCAACCTGGACTTACTAGACGATAGAGCCATAGTATCATCGCCCTGATTAATCATGGCGTAGTTACTGTCCTCGTGCTTGAGTATCTTTCTATATTGATTCTTCAACATTTCGTCCGAATCATTGAAATTAAGATAGCCAACCTTGTGAACGCCGTACAACCACTGAGCAGTGCCTCGTATCTTATTATAATCACTAACCCATGAAACACCGGATTGGTGACCAGCAGCGTAACTACTGTTATTAATCAAATAAGCGCCTGCTTCTCCTCGTGTATCAGACGAGATAAGCAATGGTAAATGAGATACACGTTTTATGTAATCACGACCTAAGTCAGTAACGCCAATCAACGCATCTGTTATCTCATCGAGCTCCTCCCTTGCATAAGTAGTATCAAAGTTCTTGGCATCATAAAGACTATAATTACCATACTTATTTATGGGATCTAGCATATCAGCATCTACAGAAGTATGCCATGTTTCAGCATATTCTTCTAGCGCAATAGACCTCCAACCAGAGAACATAGGAGCAACAAGACTATTTGACATAGTACACACAGCATAAGCTACTCGCTGCCTCGCAGCCGTCATTTCAGAAAAAGGACCACGAATGTTAGCAGGTACCGATTTGTCAGCAACCTTCCAGAAGCCTCTCCAATCTTCACCTTCCCTGACCTTACCAATTGCGTCAAGTTGCCATCTAGCAGTGATCTTCGTCACAGGGAATGCACCGTATTCCGCTGCGAACCAACCGCCATCCAAATCGACAAGTTTCTCGGCATACTCGCTGCCATGTCGGTTAACAATAGAAACTAACATGTTAACTTTCTCGGCTTTATCGCGCGTATCGCACAAAATTCCCGCGTGAGATTTGTTATTTTGCTGTATACTAGCAGGCGACCATTCTTCAGAATAAATCTCTGCTACAAGTCGTAAAACGCGCATGTAATCAGATGGTAAATCGGCAAGTGGAACACCAATTTTATCTATTCTTGGAGAAATGGTAGGATTCATCGCGATTGCACCACTAGTGTACAATTTTGAGAAATCACGAGGAAGTCCCCAACCCGTTACTGCAACATCAGTCTGCTCAGACGTCGTGAACATATTGTTCAAAGCATCAGCGACATCTTTTTGAAAGCGTAAGAACGATACATCTGATGACGAGTAATACTTGTTATCGTTAGTATCGAGCTGGACAACATTTCTCGGGCCAGGCGCTCTTCCAAGTTGCGCACCCCAGACGTCGTTAATTGCTGCAATTGTGGCTTTGAGACCGACACCTCGAAGCGCAGGCTTTTGGTTCACCATGAAAGAAAGATAACTTTCTTCAAGTTGTGGATTACCATATACCGGTTGAAATGCTGAGTTTCCTCCAGTACCAGTTTCAGCAAAGTGATTGACGGAACCATCTGGATTCAGTGCAATCGACTCACTCATAGCAAGCCTGCTACCAGCTTAGCCATAGCTGGTTCGTCAAATTCCAGAGGTTTGTTATCAGGAACTTCTGTAACTGTCAAAGGTTTCAGAAAACCCCATTCATTAGAAGGTATTAGATAGCCTTCTCTATAGGCATCAACAGTAACAACTCTAACGTACTCAAACCACTCGCCAGCTTTATAACTAATTAGATTAATTAAAGGAGCGTACCAAACGGTAATACTACCGAAATAGGCCATCGAGCTGTTAGAGTTCTTAACTATTAAGCATTTCTCGCGCAAAGGCTCCAGAAATTTGTCTTTAATAGCAGAATCACCATCAGGTACATCCGTACTGAAAAGAGACGTGAAAGTGGCTACTCTCATCGGTTCAGAAACGATTGGAATAGGCGGTAGAAAGCGGTTAGCCTTATTCAAACGTGATTTATAATTCGCTGCGTTCCATTTACCGCCGATTGGCTTTTCTTCAAAACCATTTAATGCAAGAATTAAATCTTCCATTGACTGAATGAATAAATCTTTCAGTTCTTTGGTAATGGGCAGAATGCCACCAAACGGAGTAGATTTCCATTCTTTACGATCCTGGTTTAAAGGAGTGAAACCCATCTTAGTTTTAATCACGTATGAACTTTCCGGATCATCACCATCAAGTGATGCGTCAACTGCTCTCTTTATTACGAGATAGTAAGGATTATTCGCACTCATTATTCTAGATGCAGTAACCTTTAGCTTCATCCAAGCGGCTTGCATCTCTTTATCGAGTTGCATATCTAAATCGGATATAACTAATCTCTCCGATGTAGAATTTTCACCATTGTTGAAACGTTGTACGTACATTTGAGTTTGTTCAGTATTATTTGACATTGTTTGCTCCGTTATAGTTTAGGATTCAAGGATTTTGGTATAAAATAGGCAAGATCCTCAAGTTTAGTAAAACATTTTCTAGTAACCCACGCAAATTGCTCTTTAGTAATTTTTGCAAGATATTCTTTTCCGTTATGCTTAGATAAGTATTTAAACCAAGGCGTAACGATTCCGTACATATTGTCGCTAATCCAATCGACATCTTGCCCGTCATTGAACGAGCCAATAATAGTTTCTACTAGTACATGGATCTCACTTTTGGAGATATTAATGTTCTTCGCTGCTGCCATAGTAGCTATTGCAATGTAAACACTGCGATGCTGGCATCTTTCTGCCTCTATTTCAATTTTGCGATAAGCGAAACTTGCTTCAGCGATGATTTTATCTCGCGTATGTTGACAACCCATTCCTGATTGTAATTTGCTCATTCTAGCATCTCCTACTTGTCGGTAATTTCTAAGTTGAAAAGTTGCCCTTTATTAGACGACTTATATGTTCTATTCTTTGAGAAAAGATTCACTTCATCTTCGTAACAATCGAATGCGAAAGTTGTCATGTCGTGTAAACTACACTGATGAACAGAAATAGTTCCATCAGGATGACGACAAATGTGATCAACTAAACCGTTGCGATCTGTGTCTATTACTCGACGGCCATCATTCAACCACCATTTCAGTACTGCGTTTGGCGCATCTGCATATGTTATAATACCTAATTGTTTGAGTTGCAAAATATTATTGAAATATTTCCAATAATCTCCGCTAATGATAGGCATGTTGATGGGCAATCCAATGACAGGAATTTCTCCTTTTTGCACGTTAATAGAGCATGCACCAGAGTCTGTCATTACGAACACTTCGGAGTTGCGTTCTATTTCCTTCTTGAAAGGTTTATCTTCGCGATAACATGTTATGATTGAGTCAATCTCTGAGCCGTAACCGGCACCAGTGTAATACTCAATAACACTATCGTCTTTAATTGATTTAAGTGCTTGCACTTTCGATCCAATAAAAGGAATTCTGCCATTACCTGAGTAGGTTGCAATGCGATCTACAAAA